TAATTCGAGAACCGCATTCTGTATGGATTCCGTGACACTTAACCCCCGGTCCAGATAATATCCGATGAGAACCGCGATAACTTCTGTATCTGTAGAAGATGTGAAAAAATAACCCTGTTCTCTCAATCGGTGTTTGAGTTCTTTAAAACTCTCTACGATTCCGTTATGAACGAGTGAAATCCGACCCTTGTTGTCGTGGTGCGGATGGGCGTTTATATCGGTTTTCCCGCCGTGTGTCGCCCATCGGGTGTGGCCGATTCCCGTCGTGGACGTCGGCTGTATTCTCGCGACGGTCTCTTGTAACAGTTGTATCGAATTGTTTGTCGTTGTCGATGCATATTTTAGGGTCACCAGTGCATTGTCTTGGATGACGGAAATCCCGACGGAATCGTACCCGCGGTTCTGTAAAAGAGAGAGACCTTCCATAATCGGAGGGGTCGCAGGATTTAATCCAAGATAACCTACAATACCGCACATTATAAAAAAACCCCGTATTTTTATTTGATTTATTCAACGATGTATTTATTGGTCGATATCCCGGGAGTGGGGATTTTCCGACGATTTTACTAAAAAATTGATTTAAAATAGGCGTCTCTAATTATATACAGCTAGAATGAATCCATACTTATGCGAAACCTGTGGAAAAGCGTTCCTACAAAAATCGAAGCATACCGCGCACCTTCGCAAAAAAAAGCCGTGTACTGCTGTAGCGGACATTTCAAAACCGATTTTAAAATGGGTCGGTGGAAAAACCCAAATCATACACCGGTTGATGACCGATTTCCCAACGGAAATCCGGAATTATCGCGAACCATTTTTAGGAGGAGGCAGTGTTTTATTCGCTCTGTTATCGCATGTCAAACGCGGGACAATACAGATACGCGGCACGATATTCGCCACCGATGCGAACGAATCTTTAATCCATCTTTACATACACATTCAAATGCGTCATGTCGAACTATACGATGCGCTGCAATCGTTCATTCGAGAGTTTTATGAATGCGGGGAAGGAGAGGTCAATCGAACGCCTCAAAATATCGGCGAAGCCAAACTCGCAAAAGAAAACTATTACTATTGGATAAGACGAGAGTATAACCGCCAGTGTCTCGTGGATAAAACAGATATCGTATGTTCGGCGATGTTTATATTCTTAAACAAAACGTGTTTTAGAGGCGTCTATCGGGTCGGACCAAACGGGTTCAATGTTCCATACGGCCACTATAAAAACCCGCAGATGATAAACAGAGAACATTTAGACGAAATCCACGCGTTAATCCAGGGGGTCGTCTTTGAATGTTGCGACTTTCATGAGGCCCTGACAAAGGTAGAACCAGGCGACTTTGTATATCTCGACCCGCCGTATGCTCCTCAGGAAAAAGAGGATTCGTTTGTAGGATACACTGCAAACGGCTTTGATATAGAGGACCATCGTAGGTTATTTCGGCGAATACACGAGTTTGCCGATTCCGATAAAAAAATGGTGTTGAGTAATGCCGATGTTCCGATGGTCCGGAACAGTTTTAACCCGGCGAAATATCAGATTCACTCCATTGTATGTAAACGCGCGATTCATTCTAAACACCCAGATGCCACGGCAAACGAGGTGATTATAAAGAATTACTAATCCAAGCGTCGAGAGTTTCGAAGTAGTTGTCATCGTCACCGAATAACACCACAATATTGTGTTCTCCCAATATCTCATGGAGAATCTCATATTTTTTTTCGTGGGAAACCAATCTCCTTTTTAAAAACTCGCTTACACAAAATCCGTAAAAGACGTTAAATCCGGGACCCAATACGAGTTCATACTCGCGTTTCAGCGAGGGTCCCGACCACAACTTTGTTTCCACAGACCCTTCTACGCGTTGTTCTTTCTTTTCCAATACGAATAACGCCTTTCGACCGTCGGGATATTCTTTCATATAGGCTTCGTCCGGGCATCGAAAGATTTGTTTGTCGTGGTCGGCTTTCATAATGCACTTTAGTCCGTGCTGTTCTACAAAAGTGTTCGTTATCCCTGTATCCGGGTCCGTACGCTTCAAACAATAGTCGGTCTCCTTTTTGGGATGCGGTCTCAGGCTTTCTCGTGTATATCCTTGGTCTAATAAACGCGTTCGATTGTTGGTTTTCTCCTCAAACCTTTTTCCGTGATGGTTTGTATTCGCGCCTCCGGCGCCGGTTCCTCGGTTTAAGACGGCGGTTTCGTTCATGATTGTAATGCTTAAAAAAAGTATTACAAACCTTTGGATAAATCAATTTTATGAATCGAATATAGATGACTCATTTATTCTTCTATCTATTACACAATTACACCCGGAGATTGACAACATCCCTCGAAAAGAATCGCGGACGGCGCGTGGAAGAGAGGGTCAGACCCCATGCGACCATTTGATTCAAAAACACCAGGTCACGCTCACTAATGAGATTCTTAGAGGCATCCACCTCGTCCTCCGTCCATTCCTGTCGTCCTTCGCGCGTCAATGGAAGAAACGGACCATAATACCATCTCAATCCTTCTGTCATGTATTCGCGACGCGACATGTTCTCTCCAGGCGCACCTGGATTCCAAAGACGCATATTTAAACTTTTCATATCCTGGAGAGAGAGTGTGTTTAAATAGTTCTCTAAGATGCCCGGGGACAACTTTTCGAACGCCGTTCTCGCGACCTCCTGTAGTTTCGCATCGATAATGGTGGTGTATGTCATTTCTAAGAGATTTAAAATGAAATATAATAATATCACCGAAAACAAATCAATTTTGTAGCCCCCGGAGGCCTACCATTTGTTTTTCTTCACAGTAATCTGTTGTCCTGCCGTTTTTTTCCGCCCCTTGCTCGGGTCATAGGCTTCGTCTTCGTCGTCGTCGCCCATGGTTTTAGAGATTTCCCAGAACTCTTTCGAACCCAATTTAAAATCGGGTCGTGTCTCGGCTTTATACCAAAAGATTTGGTCGTGTAATTTATTCGACTTTGCATTGTTGTTTATAACTAAACATTCGTAATTTTCAGTGGTCTGGTCCATCACCGAACAAAAAGATTCTAAGGTAGGAAACATCGATGCATAGTTCTCCCAAATCCTTTTTCGATTCGTCATATAGGGTTCTCGCAATATGAAAACATAGTCGATATTGGTTCTCAGATTGGGCGGGATTCCTAGAGGATACTGCATCGTAATGATTAACATGATTTTCCAGTGACGGCCGTTCATGAAGAGGAGTCGCATCAGTTTATCTTTGGTCCAACTTTGGTCGTATAAACAGTCGTCCAATATGACAAACGCCCGGGGGTCGATGGTGGTCCGTCGGTACTGGTCCATCTCCTTTTTCGCCTGTTTGAGTACTACTTTTTGTCTCCTGAGAATGTTCTCAATCAACACTGAATTATATTCTTCATGAATGAATAATTTCGGGACGTGTTGTGCGTAAAACCCGTTTCCGGCCTCTGTTCCAGATATCACCGTTCCTATAGGAATGTCCTGGTGATGATACAATAGGTCCCGGACGAGATACGATTTACCGGTATCACGCCTTCCAATCATCACAATGACAGGTCCTTTGTTCTCGTCGGGTTTAAACGTGATGGACCGCATATCAAACTTTTTGAGTTCCAGTGTCATTTATAATATAATCCGGAAATAAACCACTGTAAAATACGAATTGTAAGTATATCGACATGAATCCAAAAGATATAAAATGTATAGGTATAGGGTATATATCGAAATGTATAAGTTCATACTAAACCGATGCTTCTCCACGGAAAAAACATTTATAAGAAACACAAGGCTACCTGTGTGTTCGAAGTGTATATACTTCATGGAACACACAAATAATTATCCATACGACTTCATGCCGAATGATGCGCTAGACGGAAAGTGTAAAAAGTTCGGTGAGAAGTCTTTGGTTACAGGAGAGATACTATACGATTTAGCTAGAACATGCAGAATGGAGGACAAATGTGGGAATGTAGGAAGATATTATATTGAGAAACCGCGACCTCAACAGATTCGTCCCGGACTGTATCCCAGTGATATATTGAAAGGGTAGATATCTAACTCTCGTTTAAAACAGTTAAAAATAATAGGTGAAACAAATATATTAATGTCTAAAATCCAGATAAATTATCATAAACCGCGACAAATCGTATTGAAAGATTTAGAGAATCAGGCACATCCAATGGAAAACGGGGTCATATACGACCCCTTTAAAATCGAAGGATTACAATCGTATAACCCAGTCTATTCTCAGTTTTTTGAATTAACTGAGAACAACTTCAATGCGATTTCACTGAACCACAGGTATCATATTGTGGATTTAAAACGCGTTTGCGACCGTGTCACAGGCAAAATTGTGGAAAAAGAACCGTTTATCAAGTTTGCCCCCCTGTTAGACCCCATTCGTTATCTTATCGGAAAATATAAGACGGATGAGAACATTCGTGTTCTCCCTTCGATAGACCGAAAGACTCATCCCAAACTAGAGAGTCCTCATAATTCGTCGTATGTAGACAATATGTTTTGCTATTTATCCAGTCAAATGTTGAACGAACACGGCTTCATACATTCCGTAGATTATTATGGGTCATACTTAGGAGTACAATATAGGTATAAAATGAATCTAGCGGATGACATCGAATATTTGCAAGACTCTGACTTTTTCAATCGGGGGAATGGTATTCTCTTTGATATTGAGAAAAAAGAGAACCCCCTGACAAACTTTGGTTCTCGAAACCATAAAAATAAACTAGCAATTCACAATGACTCGAATATTACATCGATTTCTCTGGAAGAGATTGAATGCCTCGATGAAACGACTGCGGTGGGAGCAGATGTCGTTGAGGGCGAATGTGTTTTCGAAAAGTCTTCGGACCAATCCTCTTATGGTTCTGAGAACAGCGATATCAATTATAGTGACGATTCTTCCAGCGAACTCGAAGATACGGAAGACAGTGAGGTGGAGGACGACACTGCAGATGATTGTGAGGAAGAGGAAGAGGAAGAGGAAGAAGAAGAGGAAGAAGAAGAGGAAGAGGAAGAGGAAGAGGAAGAGGAAGA